AGTTTAATATCATAAAAAAAGATTTACAAGATACTTATATAAAGAACTCATACAAAGAAAAGCATAGATGAAAGGTACTTTATTTTCAAGTGATTTTATTATTGATGAATCTAATAAGTTAAGACTATTAGAGTTCAATACAGACACTGCAATGATAAACGATATATTAAATAATCGTTTAGATTTTACAGCGTTTATATCTTTATTGCAAAGCAACAACATTACAAAACTAACAGTTGTTTATAAAGTATTTCATAGAAACTTTATTGAAAAACTAACTTCAGTAATCGGTAACGATGCCACATTTATAAGTGAGATAGTTAAAATAGAAGAAGATAGAAACACAATATATCCAACAAATGTAACAGATGAATCAGATAGATTTATCTTAAGATTGGCATATGATGAAAACGCTATATTTGATAGTACATATTGTAAACAAAGAATAGAAGTTCTAAAGATATTTAAAGATAACGATAACGAATCATCTGTACCAGAATTTAGATATAGTGGTAGTGCATGGGAAGGAAACACATTTTCTTCATCTGTAAACGCAAGTGATACTTTTCCAGATATAGTAGAAAAAGATTCATCTGAAAGACACTCCCCAATAACATTTCACAAATTCGTAGGAACTGCAGATTCATCATCAACAGATATTACCGATGATTACTTCTTTAACTATTTAGATAGAAGTGATAGATATATAGAAAAATATCATACTAACCCAACTCAAATTTCAAATGGAAAGGTACAAGCAATTAGACAATTTGGTATTCTTTATGGAAGTGAAATAAACTATGTAAGTTTAGGTAGTTATAAGATTGATGCAATGTATGATATACCAAACATATCTTCACTATCATCAAACACTGCAGTAGTTGATGTACCAATAAAACATTACTTTGAATATACAACGAACTTTGTAAAACATAACCCATTAGTACAAGATGCTATATTATCATCTGAAAACATTCAAAAGGTAGATAATACTTTTGTTGGAATAGGAGATATATCAACGGGAGATACAATTAAATCATTCTTCTTAAGTGGTTCACCAGATACAGATGATTACGATGTATTTTCATCTTGGTCACAAGATGGTAGAGATTTACCAGATAATTCAATAGTAACATCATCTGTTGTTGATACACTATCATCATCATCACTTTGGTATGGTACTGGTATCGAACTAACACTAGGAACTGGTGAAGAAATATATGTATCATCAAATAAAAACTTATTAACATACAATACACAATCAAATGAGATTAAATTTAAATCAGCGTATTGGATAACAGCTTCTGATGATTACCTTATAGATAAGGATGGAGATTTATTATCGATATCACAATCTAACATATTTGTAACAGGTGATATAGATACACATAAATTTTACAGAGTCGATGTGGAAGATACTGATACATATTTCGTATCATCATCATCACCATTTATTGTACACAACGCACCATGTTTTATTGCTGGTAGTAAGATTCATGTAGAATCTAAAGGTATTACAAACATAGAAGATGTAAAGGTAGGTGATAAAGTAATATCATATAATCACGATAACGATACTTCAGAATATAAAGAAGTTAAAAAGATTAGAATCAAATCAAATGAAAATGTTGTAAAGTATGTATTTGAAAATGGAACTGAATTAACAGGTACTCCAGACCACCCTTTATTTGTATGTGGAAAAGGATACTCATCTTATTACCCTAATCAAACAAAAGAAGATAGTGGTATTGATGTAGAACAAATTTTAATAGGAGATGAAGTATTACACCTTGATGGATATGGAGTTGCTATTACAGATATAATAGAACAAGAAGATACAACAACAGTTTATAACCTAGATGAAGTTGATGGTAACAATAACTTCTTTGTAGAAGATTTCTTGGCACATAACAGAATGCCACCAGGTGGTGTACCTCAAACTTGTTTTGCAGCAGGTACACATATATCCTTATCAAATGGCGATGTTAAAAATATAGAAGATATAGTTGTAGGTGATGAAGTACTAGGATGGGATGGAAGAAAGATAGATTCAGCTGAAGTAATTGCAACTGATGATTCACATTTTGTTGGCTCTCATGCAGATGCTTGTAAACTATTAGGTGATGAACCATCACTATATACAATAGATAACACTGGTATTGAGTTTACACCAGAACATCCATTCTTAACGAAAGATGGATGGAAATCATTAGTACCAGATAAGAACCAAGAACCTTATCTATCAAACAAACAACCAAAGATACTTCAAGTAGGAGATAGTATATGTATAGACTCTGAATGGAAAGAGATAGAAGATATTAGAATAGTTCGTTCTGATGCAAAAGAAAAAGTTTATAATATAACAGTAGATAGATTACATTCATATGTTGCTAATGGAATCATCGTACACAACAAATAAGAATCATGAGTAAACCAACTATATACAAAAAAACAAATAGAACAACTGGTAGAACTACACACGCTCTAAGTAGCGATGAACAAACTCAGGTTACTAATTTAATTTCTACTTTTATTACTTATTTCAAAGCAAAACACCTATAATATTATATTTATAGTAGAACAAGTATAATTGTTATTACTATGCGAAAAAATGATTTTTATGAAATGCAAATTCATAAAAGTGAGTTTACTCCATTAAGTTTCGATGATTCATTTAGAATAGAAGTAGTTGATACATTAACTACTGAATCAGAAATTCACTTTAAAAATATCATATCATCTATTGATGAGCAATTATCTGATTGGGATGATAGACCTACTATTGAAGATATTGAAAAAAGATTAGATGGAGTATCTAAATCAACTTTATTTTTCCACGAAAACTTTAACGAAGTAATTGGGTGGGGATGGTTTTCTAATGTATTTACATATGATTGGATAAACGAAGTACACCCATTACCAACTAAGAACTCAATATATTGGGGAGGAACTTATATACGCAAAGATTTAAAAATACCAAGAACTACTGGAGTACAAATGTACAACTATGGGTTTAGAATGTTTTTAAATGAACACGATTATATGTACGGTTACATGGATAGCTGGAATAAAGCTCCTATAAAGATTTGCCACAAAATAGGTGGTAGACAATTTAACTTTATAAAAAATTATAAAAGATAAGGAAATCAAATGACTCTAAATACAAGTAAAGTACCACCAAAAGGTAAGGTAAAGTTTTCAATAAACCTATCAGAAGAACAAAAGATGGCAAAGACAAACATCTTATATCATCCCTACAACTTTGTAGTAGGAAAGGCTGGTAGTGGTAAAACCCTACTTGCAGTTCAAATAGGTTTAGATATGTTCTTTCAAAGAAAGATTAATCAAATTATTATAACAAGACCAACAGTATCAAATGAAGATAATGGATATCTACCTGGCTCACTTGATGAAAAGATGGAGCCTTGGTTAGTTCCAATTCGTTCTAATATGAGAAAGGTTTATAATAAACCAAATATACTACAAAAGATGGAATCGGATGAAAACATTGAATTGGTATCTCTATCACATTTTAGAGGAAGAACTTTTGAAAATGCAGTTGTTATTGTAGATGAATTCCAAAACTTAACAAAACAACAACTTAGTATGGTACTAGGTAGGTTAGGAAAGGGTTCTACAATGATACTAACTGGAGACCCACAACAGATTGATTTAAAGTTTCCAAATGACTCTGCAATACACGAAGTACCAAAGGTAAAAGAATCACAATATGTGTATTCGGTTAATTTACTAGATAATCACAGACACGAATCATTAGATGAAATATTAAGGTTGTTACAAGAATATGCATGAAAGTATTAATATTAGGTATAGGTAGAACAGGCACATCATCATTATTAAATGGTATCGCAGAACAATTCGATGTAAGGGTATCAGAGCCTTTTTATCATAGACCCATCTTTAAAGAATTCAAAGAGTTCAAATGGCCTCTGAAAGTATTAGAAGATAAAGGTAATGTGGTTATTAAATGTTTAATAAATCAAACACCACTCCACCTAAATGTAAACACCGATGAAGAAATGCAAGGGTTTTATGTTGATTGGTCTAAAGAGTTTGATAAAGTAATTCTATTAAGTAGAAAAAATATTCAAGAACATTGGGAGAGTTGGTTAAATCTTATGTACAGATTCTATCAAGTACACAAAGAACCCTGGCCAGGTGATAGAACAAAAGAACCCAAGTTTGTTAAAAATTCACACGATAAATGGCATTGGGAAACAATCCCACAAGATTTTATAGATTTACAATCACCTATAAGATATAAATTTGACCAACATCACGAATCTATTAAAGTAATATCTGAACAATTAAATATTCCAATAACATACTATGAAGATTTATATGGTGAGGATAGAATAGAATCTTTTGAAATAATAAACAAATGGGAATTAGATTTAGACCCATTTGAACTAAACGATTATTTACATCCACGCAGTAAATATAGACAATATGGTAATAGAAACGCCATATAAATAGTTGCAAAAAAAGCCCGAAAAAATTTGGAAGTCTCGATTATTTTTCTTATATTAGCTATGTAAGATTGAGAGTTATGAAAGAAATATCAAGAAGTGAATTAGAAAAAGTGTTGTTAAACAAAAACTTTATTGGTGACTTTGAACTAATGAGTTCAATGATGAATCCAAAAATTATGTATTCAGTACTTAACGAAATTCAAACAGTAAACAATATTAAACTTTAAAATAAATTAAATGATTAAAAGTAAAGAAAAATTAAATAGAGGAATTGAAATCGATTTGACTGGACCCGATGGTAACGCGTTTGTTCTTATGGGATATGCTAAAAGATTCGGTAAACAAGTTGGTATGAGTAGTTCTTATATCACAGAGATGTTAGAAAAAATGATGAGTTCAGATTACGAAAACTTAGTTAAAATATTCGATGATGAGTTCGGTTCAGTTGTAACTCTATACAGATAATAATTTAAAACCTAAAATATGATTAAAACAATTAAATCTAAACTACTAACCTATCTATTCAAAGATTGGGTAGAAAATGAATTCGATGTAGAAACCTTAGAGGTTACCAAAGCTATGATTACTCAGAAAGAAGTAAAACTAAAGTATATAATAGATAAGGTTAACCATAAACCAGTATTAGGATTCCACGCACATTTGCAAAAAAACCAGTAAAAAATTTGGTAGTCTAATATATTTTTCGTATATTAGCTATGTAAGATTGAGATAAAAAGAGAAAAATATGTTAAAAGAAATGAATTTAGGATTAGTAAAAATGAATGAAAGTGAAACTATGTTGACTGGTGTTCAATATATGTTATCTAAGTGGGAGAGAAACTTAGGAGATACACTTACTATTGATGGAGTAAAGTGGAGAGTTGGAATCATCGGTGATACTAAAAAAGATGTAATATCTGCTCTTAATGAGATTGTTAAGAAACAAAACAAGATAGTAAGAAAACAAAAATACTACCAAAATAAAAAAGAAAACCAAATGATGAATGATATGTTGGCAAATGTATTATCAGATTTACAAATAGGATTTTCATATGAATCATAAAAAAATATTATACATAGATATGGATGGTGTGTTAGTTGATTTAGAAACACACTACAAACAATTTTTTGTAGATAATCCACATTTAGAAAAGAAATTCGAAAACTGTCCTGACCATATACCAGGTATATTCAGAGACCCACCACCTTACGAGGATTGTATTGAGGCAGTTCACAAACTATATGAATCAGATAAATATGATATGTTTATCGCGACTGCTGCACCTTGGGGTAATCCAGATTCTTTAACTGATAAAAGATATTGGATAGAAAAACATTTCGGGTTAATGTTTCATAAAAAGATTTTTACAACACATAGAAAAGATTTGTTGATAGGCGATTACCTAATTGATGATAGAATAAAAAATGGAGCTGGTGATTTCAAAGGAGAACACATACAGTTCGGTTGGGATTATGAAAACAAAAAATGGAATGAGTTTCATAATTGGGATAAAGTATTAACTAAATTATTATAAAATATGCGAGACGAGCGTAGAAAAAAATTAACTGAAAAGTATGCTATTGATTCCTTACTATATATAGGATTTCTGATAGGATTATTTTTCTTATTAGGATTCATGTGGGGTTGTTCACCAGATGATGAACTATATATAGAACCACAAACACCAATCATGGAATTAGATGGTAGGTTACCAATAGATGGAAATGGATTTTATCATTTAGATTTAAGTGATAGTTCATGGCAAACAATTCATAGAGTAACAGGTAGAGTTCGTTATGTTACCGAACCAACTAAAATAGGTTGGGAAAGTAATTTATATTGGACACATCAAAACGAATTAGTATCTACAACTAATTGTTGTTCTTATGTAGGTGATGAAGGTGAGATAAACACAATTATAGCACCAACACAAAACCACATAGGAGATACATTAAGATTAACAGCAACCATAAACGAGTGGTATATAACTAAATCAATAAACATAGTACTAGAATGATACCTATAAAACTACGAGGTACTCCTATCACCCAAGAAACATTTAAGAAACAAGGGTGGACAGAAGAAAAAGAAGAAGATATAAAAGGTAATACATATTCATTTTGGATATGTGCTTTACCCAAACATAGTAGAGACCCATATACTCCTTGTTTTATATCTAGCCCATCAAATCAAAAATTAAAAGCCCTAAATGAAGGAGAGTTTATAGTTGAACTAAATGAGTTAAATGGATTAGGGTTATGTCAAACAGAAGAAGAAATAGAAGTATTATATGAAATGCTAACTAAACAATCAATTTATAAATAATGAAAAACTATACAGCAGAACAACTATCTAAAAACTATGATAAGTTTATAGATGCATTAAAAAAAGTATTTAAAGGTGAAAGATTAACAAATCTTTTACATATGTACTCAGAAAAAGAATTAGGACAAGAACTTGCAATTGCACCAGCAAGTGGTAGATTACAATTTCATTCAGCATATGCTGGTGGTTATATAGACCATGTACTAAATGTAGCAAGAAATGCATTTAAGTTAAAGAAGGTATATGAAGAAGGTGGAGTAAAGGTAGATTTTACTGATGAAGAATTATTGTTTGCTGCGTTTCATCACGATTTAGGTAAACTAGGAAATAGTGAAGGACCACTTTATGTTTCAGAAACATCAGATTGGCATAGAAAAAATTTAGGAAGAGTTTATAAACACAATGATGAAATAAACTATATGGATGTTACTCATCGTGCATTAAACCTTCTAAACAACTATGGTATTAAATACAATGAGAAAGAACAACTCGGTATAATGTTAGCGGATGGATTATATAACGAAGCAACAAAACCATATTTCATGGCAAGAAGTCCTGAGTATGGATTAAAAACTGATTTACCATATGTTCTACATTGGGCAGACCACTTGAGTTGTAGACAAGAAAGAAAAGAGTGGGAAGATTCAAAACCATTCTAACTGACATACTGTCATGATAAAAAGAAAAAATACTGACATACTGTCATGTGATATTGAATGGTACGATATTGGTACTATATAGAGTGAATGTTAAATTAAATTAAAAATAAATTATGTACACACTTAACACCTTTAACGACTTCGTAGATGAGGTCTTTTTAAACACCGATTACAAACCAAGACATTACCATAACGCAAATAACACATTTGATGTAACTACATTAGATGATGGTAAACAACAAGTTACAATACCAGTTATAGGTCATGACCCAAAGAATATTACAGTAGATGTTACTGAAGAAGAGATTAAAATTAAATCTAACAAAGAAGAGAATTCTTCTGTATATGTAAAAGAAATAGATTTAACTCTTACAGTAGGCAAAGATTACGATGGAACTAAATCTACAGCTAAGTTTGATAATGGGTTGCTTATTCTCCTAATTGACAAGAAAACTAATAAAAAAGGTAAATCCTTAAAGATTTCTTACTAACACATATTTATACTGGCTAATAAAGAGGGGGTTCAAAAAATCCCCTTTTTTTATATATACAATATTTATTATTATACAATAAACTATATTATTATGAAAGATGTTTATAAACAAAAGGTTTACAACTTACTAGAAGGAATCTCCTCTCGTACCAAAATCTTGGATGATGGGATTACTGGTGTACGAAAAATTGATAACTCACTTGCACGACAACTCATACAAGAAGTTTCAAAACTAACAGACCAAACAAGAGAAATGATAGATATCTCTTAGAAAGGGAAATCACATGAAATTTAGAACCTTACTATTAGGATTATCCGCATTGTTCGTAGCATTTAATGCAGCGTTCTTTTCGGTAAGTGGTTTATCTAAACTATTTGCTGGAGCAGCACTATCTGTGATTGTTATGGCAAGTTCATTAGAACTAGCCAAACTTATAACTGCTGGTTATCTATACAACTATTGGGATAAGATAAATAAATCATTTAGATTGTATCTAAGTGGTGCAGTTATTATTTTAATTCTAATTACCTCATTAGGTATATATGGATTTCTAACTTCTGCATTTCAAGATACATTTAATCAATTCAGTATAAAAGAAAAACAATTAGCATTCCTAGAACAAAAAGAAAAGTTTTGGGGTGATGATGTTATAAGATATGATGAGGAACTTAAAAGAATTAGCAGTAACATTAGTACTCTTTCTAATGCAAAATCTCAATCAATCGAAGTACGAGACACCTCGGTGGTTGGGGGCGTTAGACGAACCATCTCTACTTCCGAACTTAGGATTTCACAAAAGCGTATCGAAGTTGAAGAAGAGAATCGTAAGAGTGTTCAGGCGAAACGAGAAGTAGCAGCTGATTCCTTACAATCAATTCAATTAAAAATACTAGAGGTTGAATCAATGGAAGGAGTTTCATCTGAACTAGGCCCACTACAATATCTTAGTGGATTGTTAGATAGACCTATGGATGTTATTATCAATTGGTTTATTCTAATTATTATCTTTGTATTCGACCCACTCGCAGTTGCACTTGTAATTGCATTTAACAACGCTTTACAAGTTGATAGGGGTATTGTGGATAAGAAGAAAGTAGTTCAAAGAAGAGAACTATATGGAGAAGATATAAAAGATTTAGAAGAAGAACCAAAAGAAAAAAAGAAAACTTTTTCAAAAAAAGAAGAAAAGGCTTCAATGGATAATATGGGTTCACCTTTAGTAACTGCTGCTAGAAAAGCAGAATTGTTCGGTGGTAAACCATATTATGAACATCCACTATTCGATTGGAGAATAAAAAAACTTTGGCAGAATGACCCAAAGGCTGTACAATATTGGTCAAAAAATATTAAGCAAAAATAAATTCAAAATTATTTGGATATTTCATTTTTTATTTGTATATTAGCTAATATAAAACTTAAAATATGAATTTAGGATACGCTTGTATTAATATGACACTTGGTAAACAGAAACCAAGAATCACAACAAACAGAAGTATGATTAAACGAACCTTTTTAGAAAAGGGTGTTGATTATGCTGGTGAGTTATCTCTACAAAATGTTAGAGATTTATTTACTATATTACAATGGAACAACGAACATAACATAAAATGTTTCAGATTATCTTCTGATTTATTTCCATGGGCTTCAGAATATGGTATTGAAAACTCTCCATACTATTTACGAATCAAAACTATACTTCAGGCATGTGGTAATTATGCTACTGATAATGGTATTCGTATTACATCACATCCCGGCCCCTTCAATGTATTAGTATCTCCAAGAGAGCATGTAGTAGAAAACACTATTACCGATTTAGAATTACATGGTAAAGTATTTGATATGTTGGGATTATCTCGTACTCCATACAACAAACTAAACATTCATTGTAATGGTGTATATGGTGATAAATTATCTGCCATGGATAGATTCTGTAAGAACTTTGAGAAACTCTCTCCAGCAGTACAAGGTAGATTAACAGTAGAGAATGATGATAAAGCATCTATGTACTCAGTAAAAGATTTGATGTACATACATAAAAGAATTGGTATTCCTATTGTATTTGATTATCATCACCATCAGTTTTGTACAGGTGGATTAACAGAACAAGAGGCACTTGAGTTGGCAATATCAACTTGGCCAAAAGGTATCAAACCAATAGTACACTATTCAGAATCTAAACGATTACACGAAGGTAACGAAAAGATTAAAGAACAGGCTCACTCTGATTATATTAACGATTTACCTAATCTATATGGTAATGATGTTGATGTTATGGTTGAGGCTAAAGCTAAAGAACTATCCATATTACCTTACATCACTTCAAATAAATGTGAGTATAGTGGATTATTAAATACATCAAGTTATGAATGAAAGAACAAAAAAAATAGTAGAAAAACAATTAGAAGAAATTAGAAATCAAGGAAGAAGTAGAAAACAAATGGAATCAAACTATAAGATTGCATTTGTATCTCTTGTAGGATTAATTGGTTGCGTACTCTATATATTAATAACAGCATCATGAATACAGTAGATAAACAATATCAAGGGTTTTTAAGAAAACTCATAATGTATGGAAAAGAAAAAGAAGATAGGACTGGTACAGGTACTTTATCTTACTTTGGAGAAACTTTCAGACATGATATGAGTAAAGGATTTCCACTTCTTACAACCAAGAAGATGGCAGTTAGACAAATCTTTACAGAACTTAAGTGGTTCTTAAAAGGAAGAACAGATATTAAGTACCTTCAAGATAATGATTGTCACATATGGGATGGTGATTATAAGAAGAGTGGAAGAGATGATGGAAGTTTAGGAAGAGTATATGGAGCACAATGGAGAGGTTGGATGGCTGAATATGGTGGATATACAAAATCAATAGACCAGATTTCAGACCTTATTAAAAACATAAAAGAAAATCCAAACAGTAGAAGATTAATAGTATCTGCATGGAATGTTGGAGAACTTGAGAAGATGGTTTTACCTCCTTGTCATTATGGATTCCAATGTTATGTAAACGATGGTAAACTATCTTTAATGTGGAATCAGAGAAGTGTTGATACTTTCTTAGGGTTACCATTTAATATTGCATCTTATGGGATGTTACTACTTTTACTATGTGAAGAAACAGAATTAAAACCAGGTGAACTAATTGGTTCATTGGGAGATATACATTTATATAAAAATCATTTAGAACAAGCACACGAACAAATTAAAAGAGATTCATACAAACTACCAACAGTTAGATTAAAATCAGTAGATTTATTTAAAGGTGAGTTTGATTACTCTATAATTGATTATGAATCACATCCGACAATTAAAGCACCATTATCAAATTGAAAGAAAACTATGAATTTATTTTTTACTTCGGTGGAACTTCCATAACTAAAGGAGGAGGTTTCGAACCATTATCAGCACGAACAGATATAAGACCGTTGTATAAAGAAAAGTATGGTATTGATTTGCCATCACAAGAAGAATGTAGTTACGCATCTATTATTGCAAAAAACTTAAAGGCAACAAAATTTATAAATGATGCAAAATCTGGTAGTGGAACAAAAAGGATTATAAGAAAAGCAACAGAGTATATTATAAAGAACTATCTTAGACAACCTCATTCTGCACACTTATTTCATTTTGAATTCCAGCCAGGTATAAGAGATGATATTTACTTTTCAAAAGAAAACCATCATGGTATATGTAATGCAAGTTGGAATAAAGAAAAGAAAAAATACCAATTTTCATTAGTAAAAGAATGGTTTACTGAAGATAAAGAAAACAGAAGATTAGATAAAGTTTATGGAGATGGATATCAAACTTGGATAGATAATCACTTCGATGAAGTAATCTACCACAAAGAAGAATCAAGAATGATTATGAACTTTATAGGTTGGTTAGATTCTATGGGAATGCAAAATGAATATACATTTTCTATGGGTTCATTTGATGATTGTGTTTGGTTTAACAAAGATGTACATCAGTTTCAAGATATGGAAAGACATCCAAGATGTGTAAATAGATATTTTAATTATACACATCCTTGGGGTCATGCACATGATATGGGTTGGTTAATATTAGATGAAATTGATTTTGGTGATAATCATTTAGGATATTGGGGAGCAAAGAAATTCGCAAATAAAATGACAAGTATTATAGGTGAAACTACTCATGTTGGCCCTGCAATTGGAAAATATAGAAATGGTGATATGGAGGTAATAGAATTTTGTTCTCCTCATACAAATGATTCAGATTGGATACCTGATTTGCAAGTTTCAATACCACATCTAAAAGATTTGGCTTTTAAAAGAGTACCACCAGATAATTGTAAACTACTAGATATTTCATATAAACTTTTTCATCAAGGTTCAGATTTTAATGATTACAAACATTACTACGAAGAAATGTATCCAATAGTAAAAAAGAATGGAGGAAAGGTAATGGTAGTGTTAAGACAAGAATCTTGGGTAGGAGAAACAGAAAAACTTTTAAAAGATGTTGTTATAAAAGAATGGGGATTTAAAGAAGAAGATTTAATTATATTAGATTGTAACATTAAAAGAACAGAATTAGATTATTTAATAAAAACATATCAGGCAGACCCTGTGATGACACCAGATGATACACAACCATTAAGTTCATATTTTAAAAACGCATGGACACCAAATGATAATCCAAGAGGATATAGTATAAGTTGTTTTGTAAATAAACCAAACGCCTTAAGAATGCATACACTAAATGAATTACTTAGTTTTGGTAATTCACATCAAAATTTAATAACTGCAAGAAATATCAAAGAAGAAGATTTAGTAGAATATAATGAAGTAACTCTACCAAATATAAGAGGTGAATTTAATTCTGAAGAAGTATTAACATATGGATTAGATAATATTGAAGAAATAAAAAAAGTAATTGGTAAATCACTAGAAGATTATATTAAACCAAAGGATGAAGAAAGACATAATTCAACATTAGATAGAGGTGGAATTTCATATGAATCTGTAATAGAAGCTTACAGAGAAAGTTATTTTAATATTGGTATGGAAACATATACTATCAATGATAAAAGACATACTTTTAATGATTACATGGGAATACTAGAACATATATCAGAAAAAACATTACTACCACTATTCTGTGGGACAATGGTGTATATGATATTTCCAGGCAAGAATTATAAAATAATGGAAGATAAATGGGGATTAAATTTTAAATACCTCAAAGAAGAATTTAATATTAATTATAGAGAAAACAATGTATTAGAAGCATTAAAATCTATAAGAAAAATTTCAGAGAAAACTAAAGGATGGGATATTTCTAATTGGCATGATTTATGGAAAAAGTACGAGAAGGTAACTTATGATAATTATAAAGTATTAGAAAACGCATTATATACAGATGAAACTCAATTTAAATTATTAAAAATATTAAACCATCATGTAAAGTATAAAGATAGACCAAGACATAGACAAAGCTTTAAAGGATGGAATAATTCAAAAAACATGGGGTTGTTTGGAACAACATGGAATTCAACTGACAAAACTAACATATGAAAAAGTACAAAGTAATTTTAATTAGTGGGGGATTCGACCCCATACACAAAGGACATATCGAATGTATCCAAAACGCTAAGAAATTGGCTGATGAAGTTTGGATAGGACTTAACAACGATAGTTGGTTAAGGAGAAAGAAAGGTAAATCTTTTATGAAAGAAGGTGAACGAAAGTTTATAATGGAATCATTAAGAGATGTGGATTATGTTTATGTAATGAATCCACTTATACATGGTGATGATACAGCAATTGATTTGATTGACCATGCAAAACACAAATGGCATTTTGAAAAGAGAGGTGAGTTAGAAGGTAATATGGCATTTGGTAATGGTGGAGATAGAACAGAAACAACTACACCAGAGAATGATGTGTGTAACTCATATGGAATAGATTCAGTATGGGGATTGGGTGATAAAATTCAATCTTCATCTTGGTTATTAGAAAAATACTTAAACATAGCAGAATAATGGAAAAACATATAAAAGAATTAGTAAAAAAATATCCTAACGATATGGAGTTGGGTGAAAAGGTGAGACAGTTGTATTGGTTACAACAAGAAAACTTCTTCAAAGAAGATGATAGAAGTTGGATATATGAATCACCAGATGGAGGTAAAACTGTAACTCGTAGAAAAATGGGAGCAGATGTATCAACACGAGAAACATTAACAGATTCACAACAATTACAATTATTTAAATGAACAAGATAGTACAAGATGTAACTAAGTTAAGAACACCACTTACAGAGTTACCAAAGAATAAAACAGAACAAGATGTTATTGCAGCAGCATTGCTGACAGCATTAAAAAAAGAAAAAGGATTCGGATTATCAGCAAACCAAATAGGATTAGATAAACGAGTTTGTGTTATTAACACAAAAGAACCTTTAGTACTTGTAAACCCTCGTATAACGAAGAGAAGTGAAGATGGTATAGTTTATATAGAATCTTGTTTATCTCTTCCTAAAACGATGACTAAACCACGACACACAGTTCGTTCACAATCAATAACAGTAGAAACTGATAACTTAGGTACAGTAGAGTTTGGTGCAGATGAACCAAAGAAAATAGGTACAGAAGGACATAACTATTTTAGTGATGAGGGGTTATTAGAGTGTGTAGTTGCTCAACACGAGATAGACCATTTAGATGGTATTTTAATTACTGATGAAATCAGAAGATATACTCAAACCATAGTAAAAGAAAAAAAATATGGTAGAAACGAAAGAGTTATGGTAAAACTTTCTGATGGAAAAACAGAGTTTATGAAGTATAAAAAGGCATTACCACTACTTGAAGAGGGAGCACAAATAATATAATATTTTATATTTAGATATACACAGCCAAAAAAAAGTTCTAAAAAATTTGGATAATTCATAAAAGTTTTGTATATTAGCTAATATAATCAAAGGAGCAATCTTTATGAGAAAAACATTATTGTTGGCAAGTTTGCTAACACTAGGTTCGATGGGTATTATAGATTCATCGACACTCAACAAACCTTCTGTAATGGCTGAACTTCAATTCGAAAGACAGTTAGAGAAAGAAAGAAAACAACAACAACATCACGAAGATGAATTAAATCGATTCTTAAATGATGTTGGATTCAGAGAAAGTGGTAACAGATATACTGTTACAAACCGATGGGGGTATATGGGTAAATACCAGTTTGGAAGAAGTACCCTAAAAGGATTAGGATTCAATGTAACCAAAGAAGAATTCCTAAATAATCCACACATTCAAGAAGAAGCAATGATGGCTTTATTATTACACAACAAAGAAAAGTTACAAAAGTATATTGATGTATTTGGTGGAAAGACCATTAATGATATCTATATTTCTGAAAGTGGTATTTTAGCAGCTGCACATCTTGGAGGACAGGGTTCTGTCAAAAGATACTTTAAAAATGGAAAAGTATTTAAAGATGGATTCGGAACAAAGATTACATCGTACATGGCCCAATTTAGTGGATACGATATTAAATTAAATTAAACTTATGGAATTATATGAAATGATAGCATTAGGAGTGTCTGTACTCCTAAACATAGTATTACTTATAGGAATACGAAATCTTAACAGACAAAACGAACAATATCAAGATTACATTGAAGAGGAGTTATCTAAATCAGATGCAATAAGAACTAAAGTTGAACGAGCATACGAAAGAATGCAAGATGTTGATATAAGAGGTTCATTTGAATCTGATGATGAGGTAGGTTCTGCTTTTACAGAACTTAAAGAAATTATTGAAGAACTAAATACTACTACATAATATGCCTAAAAAAAGAAGAAAAAAATCGAAAATGTATTTTGGTACACCTGCACAAGAGGCAATCATAGAATACAACAAAGAGAAAAATCCAGCAATAAGAAACGAAATATATAAAACAAGAATCAAATATCCTTTTGAAAAACTTGCAGAAAATGTTTTGAATACATTTAAGTTTACTTACTTTGATGTTCCAAAAATTGATATTCAAACAGAAGTAGTTTCTACTATGGTAGAAAAAATACATATGTTTAAAGAAGGTAAAGGTAAGGCCTTTTCTTATTTTACAATTATTGCAAAGAACCATTTGATTCTAAAAAATAATGGTAACTACAAAAGATGGAAACAAAATTCATTAATATCTGAAATGCCAGTAACTTGGAATCCAGAAAATGATTTTTATCATGAGCAGGAAAACAATGAAATGAAACAGTTTAAAAATCTGATGTTAAAGTATTGGGATGTTAATTTAACTAAAATCTTTGCAAAGAAAAGAGATATACAGATTGCAGATGCTGTATTAGAATTATTTAGAAGAGCAGAACACATTGAAAACTTTAATAAAAAACATTTATATCTTTTGATAAGAGAAATGACAGATGTTAAAACACACTACATTACTAAAGTTGTAAACATAATGAAACAACATCAAAAGAAAATACTAAATGAATACCTAGAATCAGGTGAATTTACAACAGAGAATAATGAGTTTTGGAAAGGATAAATACATATTAGGAGTTTCGTTTGGATTTCATGATTCGGCTGTATGTTTAGTTCAGAATGGAAAGGTTATTTCAGCAGTTGAAGAAGAAAGATTTAGTGGTATAAAACACGATAGTACTTTTCCAATACAATCAATAAAGTGGATATTACAAAATAATAAACTCCACAATACAGATATTAGTACAGTATGTTACTATGAGAATCCAAAGGAAAAAAGAAAAAGAATACTTGATATTGCAAGAAAAACTTTTTTTAAAAATCCAATAGGTAATTTAAAACTGCTATGGAAACATCGTAATCCAAATAACGATATAGATAATTTATTTAAACAATATGTACATCCTAATGTAAATATAGTTTATGGTAATCACCACGATTCTCATAAAGCATATTCATATTTTACATCCCCATTCAAAAACTCAGCAGTTCTTACAGTAGATGGTGTTGGTGAATACGAAACAACCACACTTACATCTTTTGATGGAAACAAACAGAAACCAATTAAATCTATTAAGTTTCCACATTCACTAGGAATGTTATATTCCACAATCACAGCATTTCTTGGATTCAAACCAAACGAAGGTGAGTATAAGGTTATGGGATTAGCACCATATGGTACTGAAGTATTTTATCATAAAAAGTTTGATAAACTTTATACACTAACTGATGATGGTGGGTTTGAATTAAATATGAAATACTTTACATACGAGTATTCAGATAAAGTTATGTTCAATCATAAATTATCAGAGTTATTAGAAATACCAAATAGATTACCAAACGAAAGAATAACAAATAAACATAAAAATATAGCAGCAGCACTGCAGCATGCATATGAAAAAATACTTTTTCATTTATTAAACCATTTACAAAAAGAAACAAAAGAAATAAATCTTTGTTTAAGTGGTGGTTGTGCTTACAATGGAACTGCAAATGGTAAGATACAAGAAAAAAGTAAATTCGAAAATGTTTGGATACCATCTGCTCCATCTGATGCTGGTTCTGCAATTGGTGCAGCACTACACTACTATTTTACACAATCAAAAGATAAGTGGTATGAGATAGATAATCAATCACCATTTTTAGGACCAGAAGAAAACAATCAAGAATTTATTAAAGTATGTAGAAAAAATCAAGATAAAATAGTTTGGGAAGTTATACCAGATTCAACCTTATTTAGAAAAATATCCAAACTTATTTCTGAAGGTAATATCATAGGGTGGGTACAAGGTAAGTTAGAGTTTGGTGCAAGGGCATTAGGTAATCGTTCTATCTTGGCAGACCCAAGAGATTCTCAAATGAAGAAACGAGTAAATATGGTTGTAAAGAAAAGAGAAGGATTCAGACCATTTGCACCTATGGTAACATTTGAAGATAGAACAAAATACTTTACTCCACCATATTATATTCCATACATGAATCAGATTGTAAAAGTAAAAAAGGAACACAGAGAAAAGTTACCAGCAATTACCCACACCGATGGTTCTGCTAGAGTACAAACTTTAAAGTATGATTCTAATCCAAGAATATACAGATTACTAAATGAATTTAAAAGTATAACTAACTATCCAATACTTCTAAATACTTCATTCAATCTTAAAGACCAGACAATGGTTAAAGATTCACAAGAAGCAATTGATACATTTATGAAGTGTGATATGGATTATTTAGTTCTTGGTAATTTATTTCTTTCTAAAAAAATACTTTCTGAGAACATATAGTAATATTTATATATAGACTAGAGTATTCGAAAGCATTAAGTTTTAAGAGCTTAGTTACTCTAAAAAACTAATCGTAATTCAAAGAGATTAGTATCAAAGCCCAACCCCGTAAGGTTGGGTTTTTTGTTTGACACCTGTTATTGTTTACTCATTAGGTGTTAAAATCTAAAACATACTTTTTAGTTTATATATATCATAGTTATTAGTGACATGTCCGAAGTTTTGAAGAAGGAAGAGGTTATCTTTTTAATTAAAAACAGAGGAGAAACATATGGAATTTTTGAAGAAAATCGGCAATTGGGCTGATGAATTAACAAAAATCGGTATTAGTATCATCGCGTTAGGAGTAGTATTTGAAGTATTATTCAAAGGTGCGAAAATCCCTTTCTGGCCAGAAGTATCAGTAGTTGATAACATTATGGCTATTTTAGGAAGTTTAAGTGCTGAGGGTCTATTAGGACTCGTAGGTGCTTTTGTACTATACCATATCGTTAAAAAGTAAGAATTAAATAAAAATTAATTCTGAGTAAAGTAAAAGACCCTACTGTAAAAAGTAGGGTTTTTTCATTTATGATATTTATATATAAGATAATATATAAAAATTATGAGTACAAATTTTGAATTATTTCCTGGCAAAGATTTGAGTGGATTGTTTAAAGACATCTACGATAACCAGCAAAATAAGAAAAATAGAATATCAGAACTAATTGCAGAAATGAAAAAGGTAATTAGACACTCTGGTGATATGGCAGTAATCGGTCCAATCATAAAAGATTTAGTTGATACATCAGTAAGAAACGATGAATCATTAATTAAGATGGCAGCAATTGCACAAAGAATGATTGCCTCAAAAGATAAAACCGAAGGTGATGTTGGATTCCTTAGTGATAAAGAAAAAGAACAATTATTGAATCAATTAGAAGATACAGTAAACGAAGTATCAGAACAACAAGATGCTAAAGTTGATGAACTAACAAACGAAGTTGAAGAACTAAAACAGAAAGTTAACGAGAATGTTTAGATTTGGTGATAATAATGTACAAACCTCCAAAGAGGTAAGGAAGAACAAAACCCAAAGCGATATTGGTATAGTAATAGATGTAATATTAGATGAAACTAATAAATCATTACCAAAGTTTGCACAAGTAAGTAGTGTAGATGGTGTGGCTTCTTCTGATGTACACACTGGTAAGGTAGGTGGGGTTCGTGCTAGAACACTATCTAATTCAGAAGTACAAGATGATGATTTACCAATTATTTATCCTTTAGATGATACGCTAAGAACTTTACCTATACTTGGTGAAGAAGTAAATATAGTAAGGATTGCAGGAAAAAAATTCTATACTAGATTAGAAACAAGTGGAACTCCAAATATTTCCAACGAAGGATTAAAAGTATATAGAGAAAGTTTTGGTAATGCAGATAAACCAGGCAAAAGTTCAACATATGGAAGTAACTCAGCAACTGGTGTTAGTCAACCACAAGGAGGTGATACAAGTAACAAAGGAGATTATGGAGATTACTTTGAATCAGACCCTAAGATACATAAATTAAAATTATATGAAGGCGATACTTTATTAGAATCAAGATTTGGACAATCTATAAGATTTAGTGGATATAATAATAATGATAATAAATTCTCACCAACTATTATAATAAGAAATAGAGAATCAGACCCATCAAGAGAATCACAAGGTGAGTTTCAACAACAAAAAATAGGAGGATTAACTGAAGAAGATGTAAACAGAGATGGTTCTAGTATTGTAATGGGTTCACGAGATTATCAATTACCCTTTATACCTGGTACAGTTGATGATAAAGGTACATCTGATTTTGAAACAACACCAGATACATTTAAAGAGTATCCATCTGCAGATAAATTAAAAGGAGACCAATTACTAATTAGTAGTGGTAGATTAATATTTTCCTCAAAAAATGCTGAAATGATTTTTTATTCTAAAGGAAATTATGGGTTTATTTCAGATAAAGGAATGTCAATTGATAACGCACTTGGTATTGATATAACAACTGGTGATAATATAAACATAACAACTACCGATAACGATTTTAGTATTCTGGCTGGACAAGGTAGGATTAACATAGGAGATGATTCTGAAGAACAACTTGTAAGAGGAAATGTATTAGTAGATTTATTAAGTGAACTACTTACAGAGTTGGCAAGTGAAACACATCCAACACCAGCAGGGCCTTCTGGTCCACCAGTAAATGCACCAAAATATAATACAATCAAGAATAAGTTAAAAGAAATATTATCTCCAAATAATTACACGAACTAATGTCCATATCATTATTCAAAAAAAATGTAATACAATACATGGATTCAAAGCCAAGTAGTAGTGATGATTTTGCTGAATTTCTTGTAAGAGAATATGATGCACTTATCAAAAGTGGATTTGATATGATATATCAAGTACCAATACAAACTGGTAATACTCAAACAATGGATACTCTACTAAAGGTTTTCCTAAGAATGAACAATTATAAAAAAGAAGGTCAATTAACTATTGGAGATTGGGGTGTTGCATTTAAAGCATATTGGATTGCTTCTCAAGGAGCATTATTCCCCCTACCAGTTCTACCAGCACCAGGTACACTATCAAATATTCAAACAATGACACATATTATAATAAACCCTGGCGAGTGGAGTGTGGAGTTACCAACACCACCAGTTTTAAAAACAGAAACTTTTGTTGATATACTGGTATTAGGAATACAATCACATTTAATGACAGTACAAGGTTTGATAGTAACAAACTCAATGTACCCAACAGTTCCAACACCTTCTCCACTACCTGCTATAATTAATTGGACTGGATATTCTGTTCCCCAATAATCCTCAAAATATAAAGAATTAATATTTATATAAAGATAAACAAACTTAATTAAGAATTATGGAAGCGAAGAAAATAGCTAAATTAGTAAAAGTATTGGTAGAAGCTGAAGTTGCAAAACAACAAGAGAAGTTTCTAACTAAAACTTTTCCTAAGATTCTTGAAGAACAAATTAAACTAAAATTTAAGAAATCTAAAACCATACAACCTCAAGCAGAGGTAGACCCGTTTTCACTTGCAGAATCGGTATTAAACGAGGAAAGAAAAACTTATTCTAAGAATTCAGTCCTTAACGAGGCAATTGCAAGTACAAAACCATTTAACCAAATGGATAAACAAGTACAATTTAACAGCACTAGTGTTGCGATGGGAGGAGGTGTACCACCGAATCTGCAACATTCAATGGCTCATCAAATGGGATATGGAAATCTTGCAGCAGGTGGAGCATCAAAACCACAAGGATTGGGTGTAAAAACTGGACTTGCAGGATTGGATAGAGTTTTAAATAGAGATAATAGTTCTTTAGTAAAAGCATTTAATAAACAAAAAAACTGGAGACCTGGACAGGATTAAAAGATGGCATATGAGATTTCAAAGAAGGTAGTAATTGATACTGAAGAATTTAACGATTACGCAGTAGGATTATCATTACCATTAAAAAATGGTGATGGTGGTTTCTTTGAACAAAATTTCACATCATATAATCAGGCAAAAAGTAATTTAAAAAACCTATTACTAACAAAAAAAGGAGAAAGAATAGCACAACCACAGTTTGGTAGTGGATTGCAATCTCTTTTATTTGAACCAATAGATTCAGAATTTGAAAATAAAATAACTGATACGATAACAGAATCAGTTGAAAAATGGTTACCTTATATAACGATTGAAGATATATTTATAGATATATCAGATAGTAATAAAGATAGAAACAAAGTAAATGTTGAACTTAAATTTAGAGTTGGTGAAGCTATAAGTTTACAAACAATCACATTTACATTAGGTACATAAAATGGCAATAAATAACTCAGTAAATTCAAACTTTAAAGATAAAGGTAAATCACTAAAATACCTTAATAAAGATTTTAAGTCTTTTAGAGAAAATCTTATAGAGTTTGCAAAAACTTATTTTCCAAAGACACATGCAGATTTTAACGAATCTTCACCTGGTATGATGTTTATTGAAATGGCATCTTATATAGGTGATGTTCTAGGATACTACATTGATGATACTCTTAAAGAATCATTAATGCCATATGCAGAAGATAAAAGAAATGTATTAGCATTATCAAAATATTTAGGATATAAAACTAAAGTTACATCTCCTGCAGTAACTGAATTATCAATTTATCAACTTGTACCATCAAAATATAAAAGTGGTTCAACAAGTGATTACGAACCAGATACTAAATTTTATTTAAGAGTAAAAGAGGGAATGGTTGCAACATCAATTGGTGGAGTTACCTTTGTAACACAAGAACTATTAGATTTTAATGAATCAAGTGGAAGAGAAATAACAGTATTTTCAAGAAACACAAGTACAAATGACCCTGAATACTATTTAGTAAAAAAGAAAGTAAAGGCAATATCTGCTATATTAAAAGAATCTGATATTAGTTTTGGACCAAATGCTGATTTCGCAAGAATAGATTTAAAAGAAACTGATGTAATATCAATATATGATGTTAGAGATGCAAATTCAAACAAATACTACGAAGTACCTTATCTTGGACAAGAACTTGTTTATATAGATTATCCTAATACCGCTGCAAACGAACCTGATTTGTTTCAGTTCAGAGAGGATGTACCATCTATTTTAAAAACACTAAGAACTCCAAGAAGATTTACAACAGTTATAAATGAAGATTATTCAACAACAATTCAATTTGGTAGTGGTGATAGTAATGTAAACGATGAACTAATAGTACCAAATTTTGATAACATAGGATTAGGTTTAGCTGGTTCAGATAATAGATTAACTGAATACTATGACCCAGCAAATTTCTTAAAAACAAAATCATATGGACAATCACCAACAAACACAACAGTAACAGTTAAATACTTTGTAGGTGGTGGTATTACTTCAAATGTAAAAAAAGGTGATATAAAACAAATTACAAGTATAGAGTATGAAAATGATGTAACTTCATTTACTTCTGCAGAAGCACTTTTATTTAATACAGTTACAAACTCAGTTGCATGTGAAAACGAAATACCTGCTACAGGTGGTAGAGGTGCAGAAACTATAAAAGAAATAAAAGAAAATGCATTGGCTTATTTTGGAGCTCAAAACAGAGCAGTAACCGCACAAGATTATCAAGTTAGATGTTTAGCAATGCCTTCGAAGTTTGGTTCTGTTGCTAAGGCATTCGTTATACAAGATAGTAAGTTAGATGCTAACTCACCAGCAGCAACATTGGCATCACCAGATAATCAAGAAGAATTTATAAAATTAATTGAAAAAAATGCTGGGTTACCTGAAAGTGAAGTAAAAGCAAATGTAGATTTATTTTTACAAGGTAAACAAAATAGAGCATCAGATGCCTCAAATCCATTTAGTATTAACATTTATACTCTTGGATATAACTCAGATAAAAACTTAACAACATTAAATGGTGCTGTTAAAGAAAACTTAAAAAGATATTTAAATAACTATAAAATGATTACTGATGGATTGAACATCGTTGACGGATATGTAATCAATTTTGCAATAGAGTTTGATGTAACTGCATTGACTGGATACAACAGAAGAGAAGTTCTTACAAACTGTAATATTGCTTTACAAGATTATTTTAATATAGATAATTGGACATTTAATGACACAATTAACATAAATGAAGTAGAACTAATCCTTGCAAATATAGAAGGTGTAGTTTCGGTTTCGAAATTAGAATTTAAAAACAAGTGTAGTGGGAATTACTCTTCACGCTCATATAATTTTGTAGATGCAACA